CATGAATTTGGGGAAGCCTACGATCGACTGCTTGTCGGATACCATGACCTTGAACAGCCAGTAGTCTTCGTCGCCAACTGGTGGCGTGACCATAAGAAGATTGTTCCCTGACTTGAATACGCAGGGATCCTGAATGTCGTCACTGTTTACCTGTAGTTGTAGATCCATCTGATAATGCTCCTATCAATTCTTGGTGCAGCGTCCAAAGTTTTCGCCATGTTTTGAGATTGCATTCATTTCTAAAGTCGTTGTCTGATTTGTATCGTGTGTAGATGGCTTCCTGCTCGACTGTCATCGGCTTCATCTTAGAACATGCTTGGGATTCCATCGGTTGCTTGGGCAACGGTATGCTCGTAAAACGTCCCATTTCTGAAGTGGTCATCGAATGCCTCCATCTTCTCGTGGAACAGCTTCTGCCAGGCAAGATCACGATCGATCGTCTGCACGTAGATCTGCTGTTCTTCGATAGGGTGCCGGGGATCGTAACTGACGAACTTGCCCTCGTCCAAGTCGTGTACTTCCATGTGCCCTTGAGTCTGGTTGTGATGCCAGGCTGCCATTCCGAATCGCAGGGTCTTCTTGTGGTTGTCTGAATTATACGGACACTTCACTTCGCAGGCGAACTTCGGCTCACCCTCCAGGGTGCCATCATCCGTCTCGATGAAGTCGGTCGAATCTCCTACCAGGGTTGGCCACATTGGATGGGCCTTGAACTCAGCGCGGATAACCTGGACATTCCTACTCAGCTCGTAGTGACAGATCCCAGGCTCCTCCATGCGCTTGCCGTGGGACATGGCCGGGCTCGCGTCACCGATCCTGGTCTCAGCCTCGAAGGCTTCACGGACCTGATCAGGTGTGGCCTGGAACTGCTCCCATTTCATGGTCTTCAGCAGGTTATTCAGGTCGTGGACGTGTCCGCTCAGCAGGATGTCGATGCGCTTTGACATGGTGATCTTGCCCCAGCGACTCTGGAACCATTCTAATGTTCGTTGCAAAGACATTAACTGTATTTCCTGCGATGGTTTTCCAGGGTTTTTGCCGTTCCTGGCCTGGCCTCAACGCAATCTTGGCAAATTTCATCATCCGAGAGATGACGAAAGCACGAAACCTGATCCGCAGTTGCACCGTCTGTATCCACAATATCTGAATACAATTTTCCACAATAAACTGTGGCAGGATCGCTGTTTCCTTCTCCACGAAAAATAAGAATATGCTTCATGCCGCTTCTCCTAACACGTAGTCCAGGTATTCGATGAGGTAGCGACCGTAGGTCACCATGAATTCGTGTCCCTCGAAGGTGAATGATTCCTTTTCAGCGTCACTGGCAGCTTGCCAGGCTACCTTGAACTTGTCCCGCTTCTCAGCGGTCCAGCTTACTGCTGTGCTTTCGTCGTTGGCCATACGTTGGATCTCCCTGTGAACCAGAGCCAGCTTCAGCTCCTGGAACATCGATGCTTGGGCCAGGATTTTTTCTCCCAGCCTACCTAAAATATCCCACTCCTCGTGTTCTTTACTCACTGATCGTTGCCTTCGTTTTGTATTCCGCACCCATCGCTTCCAGGTCCGGATAGGTCATGCCCCAGGCTTTGGCTGAGACGGTGACCTTCGGTTCGTCGGTCGCTGTCTTCAGGATGTGAATGAGACCAGCGGTGTTGATTCGTTTCTGGCAGGTCGTGAACTTGTCAGCAGGCAGTTCCTCCATCTTGTCGATGTTGAATGCCTTGTAGATCCGCTCGACCCTGAGCTTCGCCTTACGGGCCCCAGCTCGCAGTTCCTTGGCCTGCTCCTCGGTGATCAGCTCGACCGGCTTCACGTCGATAGGTTGATCCTTTTCAGGGTAACCATCAGCGATGTGCGCCAACTGCACGGCTTTTTTCAGGCGACCAGTGCCCTTCGGCCAGGTCTTCTGGGCGCGTTTGATGACGGTCTTCTTCGCCATCTCCTCGAACCAGTCTGCCCAGGGCCCCTTCTTTTTTGCCTTCCACATCTCTGACTTGTCACGGACGTTCTCGATCTCCTCGATCGACATGAAGGTGACATGCGGGTGAATGGATCCACGGATCTCAGCAATGGCATACGCACCGATCACGTCACCACGCATCGCGTCAGACATGAATGGATCAGGTGTATGAATGACTCGTGGATCGGTGCCAGCGTAGTATTTGAAGTTGCCATCCTCGCGATCACGATCACGGACGACTTCAGCTCGAATGCTAATTACGCCTCCACCATCGGTCGCGATAGCGATCAGACCCTGGTACATCGGATCACAGTGGCACTCGTAGATCTTGAGCTGGTTGTTGTAACGGGGAATCAGAGCGCAGTGCTTGAGCGCCGGATTGAGCGACAGTCCGATCGATGCGATGTTGACTACGGCATCACGGATGGTGTGCGGCTCGCACTTCTGGAGCAGTGTGTTCCTGGCCAGGATCTGCATGGCGAACATGGACTCCTTCTCCCAGGTTACCAGGTGGCCACCTTGCCCAGAGATCTTCTCGAATGGACGACGCGCACCTGTAACTGCATGCTGCACAACGGCAGGAAGGCGAGGCTTGTCGTTTGACATATGTGGCTCCAATTTCTACTGTACCCAGGTGGCTATTCTGACTGCTTGACTACCAGATTGCAAGGTATTTGACCACATAATCAAGGCCATATACCATGCGAGATGTGGGTACGGTTTGGAGTTAGGGAGAAGCGACCATGGGTGAAAAATCGGAGAAGGGCTCAGCCAACCTGAGCATGCCCTACTATCCGTTGTTTCACCGTGACTTCCATTTCGACACCATGCTCTGGCCGCTCGATGCAGTCGGCGCGATGATCCGTCTGATGAACTGGCAATGGGAGCGAGGATTCCTCCCAGGCAATCAGAAGCAGCTCGCTCAGATCTGCCAATGCCAGGATGCAGAGCAGTGGTCCAGGTTGTGGATCGACTATCTGAGCGTGAAATTCCCAGAGACTGAGCCAGGCAAGCTCCGCAATGATCGATTGCATCGGGAGTACGTGCGAATAAGCGAACGCAATGCGAAGGCAAAAGCATCTGCCGATAAACGCTGGTCCGATCGGACATCCCATACAGAGACAGAGACAGAGACAAAGACAAAGACAGATAACACCAAGGGCCCTGTGCCCTACCAGAAGGTCGTCGATCTCTATCACACGCACTGCCCTCAACTGCCGACCGTGAAAGTCCTCAGTGACAAACGAAAGAAAACTCTCAGGGCCAGGTGGCATTCATTTGAGTTCTATCGTGGCGGACCTGGTAAAGCGAAGGAGCTGATCAAGTTCGACAACCTGGGAGCCTGGGAGCGGTACTTCAAATTCATCACGGAGCAGTGCCCCTTCATGAATGGCGAGAACGATCGAGGCTGGACTGCCAACTTCGACTTCGTGATTCGTGAATCAGGAATGATCGGAGTCATGGAGAACAAATACGTGAGTAAGCAGAAGTGAACCAGGCAATTCGACCACCTCCAATGTCGATCGACTCAGAGCAGGCTGTCCTGGGAGGCATCATCCATTCGGGCGGCAAGGCGCTGATGGATGTGCAGGACATCATCAGCCGAGAGGATTTCTATCGATCCGATCATCGTGTCATCTGGGATGCCATGGTGAAGCTCGACGAGCTGGATGCGCCGATGGACATCGTGACGATCATGGATCACCTCAATAAAATGGATCTCATGGCGGAGGCCGGGAGTGCAGCCTACCTGACGACGCTGTACCAGGAGACACCTGGATCCGCGAACGTCCGCGCTTACGCAAGGATCGTGAAGGAGCGATCGGTGAGGCGCGAAATGATTGTAGCTGCCAACCAGGTACGCGAGCTGGCAGACGACACCAGGGAAATAGATGAGGTGCTGGCAGACGCTCAGGCCCAGGTCATGGAGATAGGACACGACCATTCACAGTCAGGGCCGGTCGAGATCAAGTCGCTGATGCCTGGCTGGATGGAGAACCTGGACACCATGTTCCACATGGAACAGTCGATCCCAGGCTTGTCAACGGGCTTCAATAACCTTGACAAGAAGATCAACGGGCTCCAGCGACAGAACCTGGTCGTGATTGCTGGTAGGCCATCGATGGGTAAGACAGCCCTGGCAATCAATATCGCCAACCACGTAGGAGAGACGAGACCTGTGCTGGTGTTTTCGATGGAGATGTCATCCATGGAGATAGTCACCAGGTCGGTGGCTCAACACTCGAAGGTGCCTCTTGATCGATTGCTCTCCGGCAATATCAACGACGAGCAGTGGGACAGTGTGGGGAAAGGTGTGAGCCACATCAGTTACTCGAAGATCATCCTGGACGAGTCTCCGTCCATGCTGATGCAGCAGATCAGGGCCAGGGCCAGGCGCGTCAAACAGCAGCAGCCAGATCTTGCAGTGATCATCGTCGATTACCTCCAACTCATGAGTGGCGACAACAAGATCCACCGGGCTCAGCAGATCTCAGACATTACCAGGGGCCTGAAGTCCCTGGCTAAGGAGCTGGACATCCCGGTCATTGCACTCAGTCAGCTCAACCGGGACGTGGACAAACGAGACGACAAGCATCCCAGGCTCTCGGATCTCAGGGAGTCAGGATCAATCGAGCAGGACGCAGACGTGATCCTATTCATCTATCGCGATGTGGTGTACGACGAGAAGACCAAGCACAAGAAGGTAGCTGAGGTCATCGTCGGCAAGCAGCGCAACGGGCCGACCGGCACGATCCTGCTGTACTACTTCGGTGAGTACACCATGTTCGGGCAGATGGACCCTGACGCACAACAGGAGTTCTGGCATGACCGACACTCAGGTCGCAGATCCAGAAGTCGAGACACCTTCGACGACAACTTCTGAAACGCTACCGATCATCGCGCACCAGGGCTGCCTGGAGCTGATCGATGCGGAGTGGAAGCTGCACTCAGGCAGGACAGTCAAGTTCCGCCTGGTCAGCAGCGATGAGGCAGCGATGATACTTCATCCGTTCGCGCAGTTCGTGAGGCGACGAGGTAATCGAGTCGGCACCAGGTTCATGGCAGCCATTACCAGGGTCGGTGAGGATCAGGTGTTCTACCAGGGTGAGCTGATGCTGGCTGGTGGAGGCAATCCCCTGGGCCAGGGTATGTGGGTGCGCTTCTGGCTGGATGAGGAGGCCGACAGTCATCCGTTCTCAGGCTGTGCTGGCAGGCAGAGGAACGAACCTGGCGACCTGTTCATGGCTCCCTTCGTCGAGCTGGACTCAGATGATGAGCCCATCAACCAGGAGAAACGAGCCAGGATCGAGAGGGCGAATGGAGCGAAGAAAGGTGGGCCGCTATGCAAGTGGGCTGCGACCAAGGGGCACGATAATCTGTTCCTTCAGTGGCTGAGTGAAGCCATCAAAATGCCAGATAAAAAGTACAGGCCGGTCGCCTGGTGGGAGCGGGACGATCGTGTGGCCAGGTGGATCCGCTGGATCTGTGACGTAGAATCAAGAGCGGACCTGGATAACAATGCCCAGGCTGCGGAGAAATTCCATGATCGAATCAGGCGACCTTATTCAGAATGGCGATCCACCACAGAGGATTAGCGTCAGCAAGCATGAGAAAAACTTACGCTCGCTGTGCTGCATGGTGACCTGGAGGATGCCAGTCACCCTGCATCATTGCCATGGTGGTTCGATGCTAGTCCTGGGGCCTGAGTTTCAGAATCCAGGGATGGGTGAGCGCAACAATCCGTTCTTGCAGATTCCGCTACTGCTCGAATATCACACTGGCACGAAGGGCATCGACGGATCGATGGGTGTCAGAACCTGGGAAGAAGTGTACGGCAGGCAGACCAGCATGCTGCATGATGTGAATAAGCAGCTCGACTACGATCTATGGGAGCAAGCGAAGCGATGGAGCAAAGAGAATTGGAAGTCAGCGACACCAGTGATAAGCCATCTGGGCTGAGGCTGGAGTTACCCTGGCCACCGACCGCGAATCATTACACCGGCTACCGAGTGGCAGGTAAGAAAGACAAGCCATTCGTTCAGGCGTATCCCACCAGTCAGGCCAAGGAGTTTCATCGTAACGTCCAGGCTATTGTGATGCGCGACCGTGCAGCCAGGAACTGGCGCTGTCCATTGAAGATGTCATTCTGGACTTATCCGCCTGACCGCAGGAAACGGGACACCTCGAATCTATTCAAGATGCTGGAGGATGCGCTTCAAAAGTCTGGGGTTTTTGAGGACGATTACCAGATCGTGGAGCATCACGCCTATCGCACGAGCCATGTCGTAACTGATGGAATGGTGGTTGTCGAGCTGGAACCTACTGTGCTATCGTAGCAACCGTTAATGGCTGAATCGCTCAACAACTGGTGAACGCAATGAACAGTTGATGTACCGACCCCTGGCGACCCGGCGTAACCTACGCTTCCTGGCTCCGTGACTGTACCCAACTTTCTCGATGGCCAATTCTGGCAAAGATGCTCCGGTCGCCTTTATTCAAGAAGGGCCCTCAATCGAGGGCCCTTTTTATTGGATCTCTCCGGATCCGTCCTGCCAACAATTCGCGAATTCTTGGCGGGACTAATCGATCTCGATAGCTTTGGTCTCGAACCTGTACAGCTTGGAGCCAGCCTTTCGGTAGTGTTCCAGGATCCACTGGAATCCCTGGTACTCCCAGGCATCTTCGATCTGCCCATCTGACGCTTCGTCGATCAAGTCCTGGAAACTTTTCTTGTCTCGCATCGCCTTTGTCATCGAGCTGCCAAGGTGAGAGTACATGGCTGCGCTCGCCATACCTCCCAGGTAGATAGTGTTCATCTGCCCAGGTCCGTCTCGATAACGGACTGCTCGCTTCATCTCGGCTCGCAGCTTGTCTACTTCTGCTCTGGATCTACTCATGCTGCTTCTCCGTGATACCTCGGATGGCAGTACAGATTATTTCTGCCATCACGTTGCCAGTTAGAAAAACGGATCCTGACGATGCAGTGATCGAGCATCGCTGGGCCTCCCATGGATCGAGCGTTATGGATGAGCAGAGGAACCTTGACCGGGCCCGTTGAGCGACCGATTCTGCCAGCCACATCGTAATCCTCATTCCAATCGAGACCAGTGTACGTGTTGCCGTAGTGGACACGAACGCGCCACTTGTTGGCACGAGCCCTCTCCAGGACATCGATGACATCCTGGGGAGTCTTCTCGTGGTAGTGGGTGCCGTTGACGATGTTCACGTCTGCTTGAACTTCTGAAGGTAAGCCTGGAACTGCCCTTGCACGGTGAAGGCATAGCCTCGACCGACTTCCAGTTTCTCGAAAAGCTGGGGCAGAGTCAGTGCCCCTTCGCCAGGCGAGCCCATGCCGGAGGTGTCTACGAACAGAGCCTCGCCATCGGCCTCCCAGCCTTCCGGCACATGGTCTCCGATCATCGGGAACGGGATCGGGAATCCTCGACCTTGCTTCCAGGCTTCGAGATCCTGGGGCCATATCAAGTAGGGCTTTTGCTGCTGCTCGCAGGCTTCACGTCCAGCGTCCCTGGTCATCTGGTCAATCGTTTCTGGTGACATCATGTCGTCTTACTCCTGTGGTTGGCAGGATGACTGCCGACGAGCTTGTCCCACTCATCGCACAGATCGATCGTTGCCAGTTGACCATACGACTGAGCCATCAGGATCCAGAGGATCCGTTGTGCATCAGGTGTTCGTATGGCATCGGTTCCTTGCTCACGGACCAGCTCAGCCAGTCCGTTGGCAAAAGGAATTGGATTACAAGGGAAGCAGTCGGCCTCAAGTGCAGCCGTGAGCTTTTTCAGATTATTCATCGTCGTCTCCTAAATTGTCGATGATGTCCTGGAGCTGGTACTGATGGTTCTCACGCTCCTCCTCCTTGTCCGACCAAAGGGCCGGATCTCGATGCTGTTGCACATGCTGGCGAATCATATCTGTCATGACGCTGGGCTCCAGCGCATCCAATTCCCAGCTCTGATCTCCGTACTGCTCAGCGTAGCTGGCGAATCGACTGTCGGTCATCTTGGCTGGGTTAGGCGGAGGATTGAACTCCTCGATCTGATCCCAGTTCAGCGCCAGGCGCTCGACCTTGACTGCGTTCCAGCCCATGAACATATCGAGCCTGTCCTGGTTGTCCCTGGTCATGTCGATGCCGGATGGGTCATGGTCTCCGAAGTGCAGGATCACTGTGGTCTGGTTCCGACCCAGCTCGTAGTGCCTGGCGCGACCGTAGGCTCGCCACTGCTCCGACTGAGAGACGTAGCCACGGCATGCGAAGTAGGGCACGTCCATCTCGTTGCAGACACCAGCGATCACTCCAGCCAGGGCCTCCTTCTCAATCCACACCTCGACACGCTCAGGCTGGTTCTCCCACATATCAATCTCGTAGGTGTCGAGTGCATCCTGGATAGCTTGCCGTGGATTTTCGTAGTGGTAGTTCGCCTTGATGTTCCTGGTGCGATCCTCGATCGATTGCCAGTCCACCAGGCCAGCCAGTCGGGCATCGTTGATGATCGAGCCCAGGCGCTTGTAGGACTGCTGCGTGTTCGGCAGCAAGTCCCTGGCGACGAACTGGTAGTAGAGCTGGCGCAACGTCAGGATGAAACCCTGGGCGCGATACTCGTCGATGATCAGATTGGCATCGTGGATGATGTCCATCGATGCCTGCTTGAAATTCTTCTCTACGAATAATTGCTTCATGATTTCATTTCTCCTGCTTCGAGAACCTTCCATTCAGGTGGCGAATACTCTTGAACATGGTCGAGCAGATCTTTGTACGCTTGCCGAACTGCGTCGTATCGATCTGGTGCAGTGCCTACCCAGGTCTTTTGCTGCATCGATTCGATGTCAACCAGGGTGACTTTGAACTTGATCTGCGCTTCGATGGTTTCGTCAGACAGGCTGAACTGGTGAGTCAGATCCTCGTGCCGAATCACGTCCAGCATCTTCCGACCGATCGTCTCCAGCTTGCGCTCGAAGTAGCAATCGCTGATGGGCCAGGTGTGTTCCTTGCCATCCGCAGTGCGGAGGATCACCTGGTATTCTTGCTTAACGACAGCTCGATGATTCATTACCAGCCCTCCTTGCGAGCAGCGGCCAGTGCGTCTCGACCATCTTGCGTGATGATGATGTCCCACGGATTGCCGTAGGCTTTATTCCTGCGCTCCATGGGCATGACCATGCCTCGTGCGGCGAGCGCACATCTTGATGATGGTGCGCCGTTTCCAATACCAGGATAGAGGCTGCCATCGTTTCGCCTCACTGCGGCTGCTAGTTGCTT